ATCTGCAATTTGGTTTCTGATGTGACCCATTGGATCTTCACCAGCAGCCAATACAGCTACATCATCAACAGCATACGCAAAACCTCTGTGACAAATAGTTGCGATTTGTGTTCCTGTACCAATCTTCTGTGGTGTCAAATAACCATTGTTACTTGTACCCCATGAAGCTGTACCATCTAAGATTTCCTCAGTTGGAGCGATTGGGTTGAACTCTGGAACTTGGATTCTTGTTCCACCTTCTGATGCGTCAAGAAGTGCGTTACGCACAATAGCACCAGACTTAATAAAAGCACTACGTTCTTTGATTGCCTCAGAAACATAGGTGCTCAAATTATTTCTCTTTACGATGTCAGCTAATAAGACACCACCAGAGTAATTCTGAAACGGAGCAGCCATTTAGAATAATTTAGAAGTTTACAGTAACCAAGCCACCGACTTGGGTGTTGAATCCACCGAATCCAACAATTATGATTGAGCCTCTTGCTTGAGCACCGCAGCAAGCTGAGGGTCCTTTTCTGATATTAGCATTTGTTGAGTTATATTGCCCGTTTTCCAAGGATTCACTTGTCCTCCACCCACGTTTGATGTAGGAGTTGGTTTTGCACCCATTCCTGCAGCAGTGCTTGGCTTGAAATGATGTTCCCAACCACTACCAGGATTCTTGAGACTTGTGAGATAAGCGTCTAAATCCTGTTCAACTCCACCATTTAAAATTACAACTTTACCTTCAGCATTTTTTTGTAACTTATTTTGTAGCAAAGAAAGAGTTTGTTCAGCATTGATCGCACCAAGGTTGCTGATAGCTGAAAGTGCCGTTGTCTTTGTAGAGGCTACTTCATTAGAATTTTTTAAATCTTCAAGCTGCTGAGATAGAGTCATTATTTGTTGATCTTTTTCTTGAGCAGTTTTATTTGCTTCCTCCCAAAGAGTTTTCCATTGTCCTTGATCTTCTAAAATCTGTTTTCTTTTTTGCTCCTCTTTTTCATAAACACCATCTAATTTACCTTTTACATCATTAAATTTCTCTGACCATTTAGCTTCTTTTTCAGCAGCTTCTTTTTTAGCAGCAGCTAATTTTGCTTCATATTCTGCTTTTACAGAATCTAAAGAGGGTGATGGGGGTTGAACAGGTGGTTGTGCTGCAACATTTTCAGTTGCTTCAGTATTTGTTTGAATTACTTTTTCGTCAATAGCCATAGTTATTTAGATTCGATAAAGGTTTCTAATTCAGAAATTAAGTCCACTTTTGTATGTCGTTTGTCTAACTCGATACCAAGAGTACGACCAAATTCTTCTAATTCAGATTTAGTCATAGCAGTAAAATCTTTTTGATTTACAACCTCTGGTTCAACTACAGGTTCAGGAGCAGGACAAACTACAGGAGTTTCATCTGCTTCTTTTTTTGGTTCTTTTACCTCCCATTTATAAGTCCCATCAGGTTGTAGGACTTGTTCAATAGATCCAGCCATAATAAACGTGTACTTGTATATTATCTTAGCAGATTATTCCGATTTGGCCTCATTTGCACTAGGTAACACCTCGCCTTGTACTAAAATATCTCTAAATTCTTCTCTATCAATTACATTTTGATCAAATAATGATGTCAAAGCTGTAATATCTTGACCAATCAATCTTTCAATATCAAAATCTCTACTAATTTTCACTTCGGGAGGTTCAATACCTACATATTCAGCAGATAAATTAAAACATTTTTGAAGTTTTTGTTCTAATTCCATAGAAACCATAGCAAGCATCGAATTAGTATCTACTCTGTCTAATCTTCGAGCGTCAGCAGATTCAGCTACAAACTTTTGTTGACTCAAAGTACTAATACCAAGAGTTGCCATTTGCATTTGCAATTCCTTTATTTCAGCAGATTGAGCATCAAAAGCACTAGAAGCTGGTTCTACATAATAAACTTTATTTCCTGGCTGAGTTGCCATTGCATAATTAACGCTTATAGCAAGGTCTTTGGTCTGATCATCATATCCTTCCATTACAAGCATTGGTTGAGATGCAACGTGCAAACTATGAATTAAATCTGCCTGTCTTTGAAAATGTGCAAGATTTAAATACGCAATATCAAGCAAAGGTGGTTTGCTCACTAAATTATCTGTTTTACCCGAATAAATCGTTACTAAAGGTATTTCACCAAGAGAAAAACTACCAGTTTCTACCTGTTTGTAATCTTTATCTGCTGAACCCATTTCAAAGTCGCCAGTAACACTGTTATCTGCAACGTCATACATTTCTTCAATCTGCTCTTTTTTACGGAAGATCCTATATCTCCCTGGTTCGATAACTCTTATCTGATCGTAAACCTTTTCCCCAAACTGACCATCGGGTAATACCGCTTTCTCAGCTAATCTTACCTGTACTAAATTTCCATAATTAGACTCTCTATCAAGTCTCCAACCATAAAGATTTGTAGGATCTACTTCAATCCAATAAGGTCTACGATTTTGTTGACGTTCTTCTGCAAGTGTTAAAGCACCCGATGGAGCTGGATAATCTACAAGAATATGACTTTGACCATAAATTAAAGAACACATCAATACTCTTCTTGCATATTCATCTAAATCCGATCCACAGCCGTCAACGTCCATCTTAAACATCTCCGTCCAATAAGGATCACCTTCTAATGTAATTGGTTTTCTTAGTACAAGACCCGTAGCTGCTCTTATTAATCTTTGTGTAAAAGGACTAAAAACTGATCTATTTACCCTTGCAAGGTAAGCATCATAATCTTCTCTTGGTTCGAGAGGTAAAAATGCTTCAGAGTTTTCTCTAAGGTACTCTGTTCCTTCTGTAACAGCCTTCATTATTTCCCAACCTTTCATCATATCCAAGACAGCCCTTGTTCTTGTAAAAGGACTATCAACACCACCTACAGATGTAGACGAAACAATATTAGTTCTAATAGGACCTGGTACAGCATAAGTCATCTCAGCACCTCCATTTTCTTAATGCTAACGCCTTCCTTGTAGGTCTGCCTTTACTATCTTTCATTGGCCCAGGCATTCCCGACATTCTTGCACAAAAAGATTTACGTCTTTTAGCTGCTTTACTACCAGGTTTTACTTTTCCTGTAACTGGTGCTTTTAAATTACTACCAGTAGCACGATTGTATTTTGCGCGACCTTTTGCAGTTAATCCACCAGTTTTAGACTTTTCTCCCCTGCCTACACTTAAATTTACTTGTTTACGTTTTTTTCTCATTTGCCTACCTTCGCTTGTGCCTTTTTATGGGCTTGAGTAAATGTATCTCCTGCTCTCATTCGCCTTTTCATATAAGCCATATGCACATCACTATGATGCTCAGAATGTTTTGCTAATAAATTTTTTTGTCGAGTAGTGAGTTTCACTTCTTTTTCTTTTTTTTCTTAGAACGGAGCTTTTTAAGATCAGCAGCAGTAATCTTATCCCGTGGTGGAGCAACAGCAGCCAGTTTGCGTTGCTTAGATGAATAAGATCCTTTAGGCATTACGCAGCAGATGTTATAGCACCATTAGTTTGAAAACTAACTGATACAGTTGAAATATCTCCCACAGTAGAACTAAATGAAGTTCCTGTAATAATTCCGTTAAAACTTAATTTTTTAGAACTTCCCGTATCTAAGAAAAGATTAAATGAAGCATCGCCAGCATCTTCAGAAGTCAGCACATCATTAATAATTTCAGCAGTGTCATCTCCAGATGTTGCTGTATAAAGAAGATCAACAGTACCAGAACCAGAAATTAAAGATCCTACATATTTTCTAGAGGTATCTCCATGAGCAGTGCACTCTAAAGTGTCTTTTGTTACGTCTAATGTCCAAGCTGTTGTAGAAGCTATAGCTCCTGCTGTTCCAGTTCCGTTATCAAATGATACAGAGCCTTCTTCACCACGAAAAAATGCCATGATTCAAGAAAAATTTTACTTATACGACTATCTTACCTTGAAACTGCGTTTTTCACAGTTATTTTTTCTTTTTAGTTGATTTTTTTGTACTTTTTTTCTTCTTTCCTTTGCGAACAGAAGCAATGTAACCTTGACATCTTGCCATTGCGTGAGATTTAGCCATTTTAACTCCTTTTTTTAGTTTTTTTACGTCTATGTTGATAGCTTATTTTCTTACTACCAGTTTTTTCTCTCTTAAATCTTGCTTTTTCGGCACTTGACATCTCTGAAGCTGTCTTAGGTGTCTTACTTGATACACGTTTACTGGGTCGACAAGCTGGATAGCCTCTTTTTTCACCTTTTGATCGACCACAAGGTTTACCAGTTTTTACATCAACCCATTTTTCTTTAAACCAACGGGTTAATCCACCACTACTTCTTGCCACTTTTTTTAGTACCTGAACGATAAGTACCGCCACGCTTCTTATACTCTCGTACAAGCCATGCGTTAGCGTAAGCAGAGGGATAAACTTTAAATTTACGTTTAGCTTCTGACTTTACCCTAGAGTATAACGCTTTATTTACAGGAACATTCGCCACGTTTTTTACCTCCCTTTTTTTTCTTCTTCTTTTTCTTAGTCGTAGAATGGTACATGATAAGAATTAGGTAGTTCTTAGTATATTCTAAACGAAGTTTGGCCGAGTGTCTCTGGTTTTGCCAAGTTAAATTGCTGTAAACAAAGATAACCGAAAGCGTCAAATGCGTGATCAACCCCTAAATTCTTATTTGGCAACCCTGTATTTGGTGCATATGTAAGAGTTCTGAGTGATTTTATCAATTCTTTACATCTTGGGTGGATAAATGTCCTTCGATCACCAGCTGCATCAAAAAGTGCCGTATTTACAGCAGTAATTTTATCTCGAATCTTCCAAGGAGCTTTCGGACTTGAAACGGTAAAGCCACTTCTTCGTAAAATCGTGTGATCTGTAAGGCCAACACCACTTGTTTTACGAGCACCACCCGTAGGGTCGGGACAAGTTATAATTCTTCGGTCAACACCATACCTATTTACCACTTCTTCGGCAAAATCCCATGTAGTAGCACCTCCTCGTAGGATAATTTCGTCAAAAACATACAAATTTTCGTTACTTTTGACCGCACATATGCCACAAAGAGGGTCAACGTTGAAATCAACCCCCATATACAGTGGCAACATATGTAAATCTTGTGCTTCGGACGATATATTTTCATCATCGAAGCTGATTGCCACTAATCCCGTTAGATTTTCAAAGCTCGCTTCAAATTCTTGCCGAAATGTACGAGTATCCAACTGACCCCTGGCCGCTTCAACTTCCTCTTTCGGAACATTACCCCCCTCGATAGTAGTAAAACTCCACCTCTTCCAATCACCACTTTCATCTTCGGGTACATAACACCATAAATCGTAAAACCAACTTGCCGTTCCATCAGGTGTTGAAATGAATAACGCCCACCCTTGTTTATCAGCTAAAGCAGGTCTAATAACTTCAGACCATACTTCTCTGTCCATAAATGCAGCTTCGTCTAAAACAACTCCGCTTAAACTACGACCTCTCAATGCCATAGCGTTTTCAGTGCCCTTCAACTCAATAGTTGATTCATTTACTAACTCAATCTTTAAATCTGTCTCATTCTTAGACTTGATCCACTGCTTTGGTACTAACTTCTTCAATGTTTTCCATGCAATGTCCTTTGCCATTCGATATGTAGGTGCACAGTAAAAATATGTTTCCCCTGGCTTCGATATTGCACCTTTCAATAATTCAACACAACTTAAATAGCTTTTACCAAATCTTCTTCCAGCAACCAATACCCTAAATCTTTCATCAGCTTTGAACACCTCCCCTTGTGCCCAACGTAAACTTAACGGTTCTGCTACTGCCATACAAAAATAATAACCTCTATTATCATAACAGCAACTTATTCTGTGCTTTATCAGTAAGTTCCCTGCCTTGTGCTGCTGCAATAATATTTTTACAACACTCCCCCCAAATGTTACGAATTATTACAGATAGGAGGTTTACTCGTGTATTATAGGAGATAGCTGCTATAATAGAAGAGTAGGGAAGGAAACAACCCTACAGCAACTAGAAAACTTAATTAAATTTTCAGCTATGGCAAAACCAAAAGCTCGCTACACTTTTTCAGGTGTAGACTCTCTCAGCTTCACATCATGTGATGTAAACGTTCGGTTCTCAGATGGCGACTCTCTAACCGTTGACTTCTCAAGGGGTCAAGGCATGAAGATGATGCACGAAGAGTGCCGAGACTTTCTCAAGTGGTACGGCAAACGAGACATGAACGAGCTAAGAAAAACCTACGAAGCCTTGCGAGTTATCCTCGAAGAGGAAGCAAAGCAAAGCTTAGAGGACTCAAGAAAATGAGACACCCTTGGAACCCTCCGATCTGTTATGGGTCGGAGTGGGAGCACTTCGTAGATGACGAGGCAAGATCGAGAGGCATACAGCCAAACGATCAACAAGCCCTCGAAGATCTCGAAGATGAACTTCGTACCAAGTGCGCAGATCAATACGAGGATTATCAAATAGAAGCTTATGAGCAATCTAATTTTTGATTCCTACAAGGAAACAAGGCTTGAAGAGATCGAAGAGGAACTCCATCAGGAGAATCCTCTCGACCCTCACATTCGTAAAAAAGCCTACGAGCTACTCTTAAGAGAGCTCTATCACTAACCACCGAGGAGCTTCGGCTCCTCTTTTATTTCTTAAAGCTATGAAATTTACACTAGGTTATTTGACATTTATGTCAGTAATTCTTTTATTACTTGGTACATGGGGAGCCCATCAAAGGGACGCTATGACCGACTACTCCACAATAAATTGGGAGTACACTAGACCATGAGCCAGGAATACAACGGTTGGGCTAACTACGAGACTTGGAACGTGGCTCTCTGGTTGGATAACGACTATGAGAGCTACCAATACGCTAAGACTTGTAGAAATTTCAAAGAGTATCGAGCTGGCGTCCCACCTATAAACGGTGATGGAGTCAGCCTATACAGCAAAAAGCTCAACATCAAAGAGCTTGACGACAAAATCAAGGAGTTGGGAGAGTAATCTCCCCTCCTCTTTCACTCTTATTGCTATGAACAAAAACTCAAACCTAGTATGCCAGGTAAAAATTTATTTGACCCAGGAGGAGCTGGACTGGCTCGACTCTTTCACCAAAGCCAAATATGGTCGTGTTAATAGGTCGCCTTATCTTAGAAAACTTTTAGTTAAAAAAATCCAAAAGGTTCAGAGAAAGGCAAACGAAAAACAAGTAAGCTCGCCTTATGCCGAGTGGAAACCAGAAGAGGGAGCCTAGCTCCCCTTTTTTTGCTTGGAAACACCAGGGCAAGACCAGGACAAAACCTGGTAGACACCTGGTAAACACCTAGTCAGCTGGAAATTGAATGGTTTTTTGCGATTTGCTCCCTTCAGAATCGCCTCAGAGCCGTGCGAACCAGGTGCCAAGGCATATATATACCCCTAAAACTGAATGATTTTTTTGACCAGGTAAACTACCTGGTAAACGCCAGGGTGGGTCCAGGTCAGCAAAACTGAATGAAAAATCAAGTTATATAAACTGAATGTAAAAAACTGAATGCAATTTTCAGCTGGTTTTGTCAACTGAATGTAAAAACTGAATGCAAAAACTGAATGTCATTCTTTAGTTTCAATCTGAATGTTTAGAGCAGGTGGCATATTCACATTTACCGCTTCTTGAGTTTCTCCATTTGCTCGACCTAGCGAATCTAAAATCATGTGTGCAGTTTGCAGTTGACCTTTTTTTAAAGCTGCATTAAACAATCTTTGTCTCATACTATGTAAACGAGAGAGTATATCGCTCCGATCTCGTTCTAAATCTTGTGAGTTCCATTCGGTGACACGTTTCCAATCTGCCCATGCTGTTTTTTCGGAGATGCTTTCTCTTTGTGCGTGTTGTAAAACTAATTGTCTTGTGGATAAACCGTCTAATTGTTTTGTATATAATCGTTGGCAACGTTGCTCAATATGAGTTTTTGGATTGCGTTTGCCATATATATGTTTAATTCTTTCTAAGTCTTTTTCTGACATTTCCAATAAAAAAGAGGTATTAAATTAATAATACCTCGTAAGTCTAGTTATGTGAAAAGAAATTAAGAAATGAGTTCGTAATTCATTTGACAAGAGAAAAGAAAATCATATGTTTTATTGACTTTATAACCTAAGTTTATAAGTCTCATATGTTCTTGATCAGCTTTTTCGATTGAGTCTATAGAGTCACTTCTATAAATTCTAGTGATATACTTTTTCATTTTGCCACCTCGAATAATTTTCCCTCGTTAATAAATTTAGTTTCGTCAAAATCCCAAATTTGCCCAAGTTTTAATTCATCAAGAAGCATATCTTTTATTTGTTGTAAGATTGCATAACCCAAAGAATTTTTATAATTATCATGTTCGCAAGATTGATAATCATAATTGTTGATAATTCCGACTAAATAACCTAATTGGTTATGATCGTCCCAATAGTTAACAACATTAGACATTCTGCGATTATAAGAAAGTCTTTCGGCATATTCTTTATCGTTATATCTAGCCATCAAAGAGTTTTGATTTTCTCTTAATAAG